TCCCACGTAGCCCCATGCTGCTCTGTCCCATCATCATAAAACTTAGGCACGTACCGCTGTCCCACGTACACATTGGTACTTCCATTAATAGGCACCAAATCCGGCACCTTCTGCTGATTCTGATTCGCCATCATCAACCCTCCTATCAGAAATAATGTCATCACGAAACACATTATAATCCCACACATGCCTTGTCCATGGATTAGCATCCACAGACGCGCACATAACCGTTCCCACACGTGGGACATTAAGCTGCGCATCCAGTTCCCCAGGCGAGTACACCTGATTAAAATATTTTTCATTACGCACTATCGCACCCCCTTATCGAGGTCAAAACAGAATCCAGTCATCGGCCAGTAAATCCGCCTGAGATGCCAGCCACCCGCACTGGTATCCTGATGTACCAACAAACATAATAAAATTGTCACCGACGGCATCGTGCTGTGGTTCCACGATAACGTCACCATGCACCACGCACTTTTTCATCTGTCCCAGCACGATATACTGTTTCTTCCCATTCCAACCAAACCGGGAAGCCTTCCCGCCATTTCGCACATGCCTTATAGCGGCTCCAAAGTCGTACATATCACCATGTTCATTCATGAAAATCACCCCCACCTAAGCACCAGATGTCCGTCCAGCGGGCTAGCCGGATCCACCACAGTATCAAAGTCAATAAACTCCCAGGTCTTCGGAACCAGAGCGCAGAAGTAGCCATCCCCGGTCAGCCCAAAGGAAATGAACTTGACCATCTGAGCCACCAGCCGATCCCCATTGGCATTCACCCAGTTCTCCAGAGCCTTCCACATAGCATCCGGGAAATTCCCCTGCTCAATCTGCTGGATCCAGTTGTTAATCTGCTGGATCTCCGCCCGTATCTCCTGGATAGCCGTTGTATTCTTATTCACCTGGTCGCTCACCAGGTTCATCTGGTCAATAACTTCATTCAGCTTTGCCTTAAGCTTGCAGAGCACCTCGTAGTAACTCAACGAGTCGTCATACACAAGCGGCAGAACCTTCTGGCACCAGAACCCAAAGCCTTTAATCCCCGTATTAAGCACCCACATCACCCCTTTCCAGCTGTTTATCCCGTTTCAGGGCATCCTTGGCACGCGCAGCCAGATCCCCCTTTATGCAGCATAGCCATTTGACAAGTCTATTTGCGTTGCATTTCCGCTCATACGTATCAATAAGCAGATTCACATAGTTTGTAAGTTCCAGGCATTCCTCATACTCCAGCATCACCACACCCCCATAAACAGCTGTTCCAGATGCTCCAGCACCATCATATCCACATTCATGAACGTCTCCCGGAACTTAAGCAGCATCTCCGAAAAGCTCTCCCCTGAGTTCTTCCCTACGATGGTATTCACGTAATCTTCCGTGGTATCCACGTTGGAGCCAAACTCTGTTGTGGAATTTGCCGATGTAGTTTCTGTATCATCGTCATTAACAACCTTGCCGTTCACATATTTCCTGGCATCTGTCAGGTAGCGTTCTGAGTCTACTCCCTGCAACCCACCCTGAGGAGTGGCAGAATACAAATCGTAATCACTACCGGAATTTGTGGTCACCCGGTTGTTTTCCAAATTTGACCTGGCGTTTGTTTCGGTATTGTCATCCTGGGTAGTGTTCCTGGTTAGCTTGTTAGTAGTAGTCACATCCACATTGTGCATGGGATTAAACGCTATCAGCTCCGCCTTGTAGAACTTATTGGCATACGGCATGAACTCACACAGAGCCGTCTCCAGCTTTAGCTTCCAGAGCCCGTAGGTCTCGAACCCGATTTCCCGTGTATAGAAGTGCCGAAGAATCAGGAAGCAAAGAGGTCTCCGGTAATTCTCATCAAACACGGGAAAGTCAAAGTCAAAGATTTTGGGTATGGCAGCGGTAATAATCTCTTTCACATCCTGGTATCCACCGGATCCAAACCCGCTCAGTTCCTCGCAGATAGACCTGACCTCAGTAGTGTACTTAGCCATCGACATCACCTCCGGATGTTTCACGTGAAACATTTCCGCCGTAGCCAAGGTCCGGCAGCTCCACGCCAGCCGCCTGCGCCCCCTGCATAAGGTCTGAAATGTTCACTGAGTAGTCAACGCTAATATTCAGGCCGAACATACGGTTGATTTCCTCACACGCCTTTTTGCGCATATATAAACGGTTATACTGAGCCGCCAGCATACCACCCATATCCCGGTAAACCTCATCGGCACTCTGCCGCTGGTGCCTGGTTTCAATCATGTTTGGCACGCCCAGGATTGTGAGCGCTTCATTCCAGTACCGGGTTTTCATCTCATACAGCTGTGGGCCAACAAATGGGGCCTGTGGCTGAATGGCCTTAATAGTATCGGAAATACCCTTACGCCCTTTTATGACTACAGAGTTCCCAACATATTCCTTGAACTGGTTCTCCAGAGTGAGCCTTTCGTTTTCCTCGCACTCCAGCACGGCAGGTGTCTTCTGCACGGTTGAGTTGACCCGGATGGTCATGTCATAATCGCACATAAGGTAGGCCATGAGTTCCATAGTGGGCAGAAGCGGTTTTCTGAGAACGTTGTCGTAAATGATTACGCTGTTTAGGATATCCAGGTTATAATGAAACCCGTTATACCCATAAGCAACACGACGGGCCGGAATTCCCACTTCATTAAACTGTCCATCCGGAGCCACCGGAAGGCACATATAACCAAGGACATCATCCCTGAAAAACACAGCGGCCCCGGTCCGGTACAGCGACATTTCCATATAGCGGGTATCCACCTCACGTGGCATATCCTCCCACATAGGAAGGGTTACTGCCAGCTGTGTAAGCTGGTCAAAGTACCGGTCAAAGAGGGCGTTGTTCAGGACCGCTGATTCCTCAAACTGTGTAATACGGTTCCGTTTTCGTCTTGCCATGTTAAACACCCCCTTTACACGGAATTATCGAGGGAAAAGTTCCCCACTTCATCGATGTTGCGCCAGAAGGTCACACCCTTGTTGAATACATCTTCTATCTTCCTGGCATAGAACGCCGGAACATTTCCGCCGATTGCGCAGTCTTTTGTCTTTGTATACGTCCAGTGAGGACGAACATTTGTGTTAGGAACCTTTAATTTTTCAGTTGCGTAACCGTACCGGTCAAAAAACTGGTCTATGGATTCCGCTATTTCCCGTTTAACGGTTAGATGTTTCAATATAACATTTTTATTGTCACGGGCTATAAGCGCCGATGAACCCTGGGTTGCCTTTATTCTGTCGTTGGTTGTTGCTTCCAGAACATTTGCGTTCATAGTGGACATAATGCCCATTGCGCCAAGCGCGGCCCCCACCAGGTTACCGCTTGCGATACTTCCCAGTGTTCCTATAACGCCGCTTGCCATGTCTATATCGTATTGAGTCGATTTCATTGCAAGCCATGCGTCATAGGAATCAATTGGAAATGCACACTGGGGGAATTCACTTATTACAACGCCCTCAGATACTGGAGTACTCTGACCCCGGTATTTATCGGGGTATATAACGATCTGTGGGTTTGGTGCTGCACAGCCATCCATAACGATTGTAAAAGAGTGATCTTCGTCTGGATTATCCATGAGCCATTCATACCGGTAGTTATGGACATCTGTTATGGCGTCGATCTGAAACAGCGAGTAAGGGTAACAGTTAAGCTTCCGGTTTCTTGGCAGATACCCGTCAAGTATCCAGGGGACAGTAAACTGTGTTGTTTTACTGACTCCGTTTTCTGGCAGCACCGATGAAAAGAATGGGAAGGGCACCATAACCATATTCACAATGGAGTTCCACCGCCCGGATTTAATGACTGTGTCAATATAATCGTCCAGGGCGTCGAGTTCGTTCTGGCTGTAGACAAACGGTTTTACACCGCTGTATATTCCAGTAACTTTAGGCATACCTTCACCTCCCTAACTGTCGGTATACACGGTATTAACCATGACACCCCACGAGTTAAATTCGTTCACATATTTCGACGTTGTAACAACATAGTCTCCAAAGTCGATAGGTTCCGCCAGGGTGTGTTCCCCGATCCGGTCTGTTGCTGGGTGTTCCCGTTCCACCCAGCACTGTTCCAGCGTCCAGTCAAACATGAACGTCTGCATCACATCCAGTTCGAACTTGATTTCGCATACGTTGTTTGAAGTGTAGCTCACGTCCGTGATAAACGCATAGAACATTTTATCGCTGAACGCCGTGTTTGTAAACGCCATGTAGTTACAGTTAAACACGTCGGCCTGCTCAAGTTCAAGACGCAGCACTGGTTCATCGTGCCGCTGGTAAGATACCTTATCCACGATGTGGTTAGCATGGGATGTGAACCATGCTTTCTGTGAAGCGGCAGACTGCCACTTCACAGTATTCACATAGGAAGGATCCAGGGGAACCCCCTCCAGCAGCCAGACAGTGCTGTCAGGCTGGATATACATTATTTACTTTTCGCCTTTGCCGATACGGTGGTCACATCCCCACCAGCGGTTGTCACGGAAGCCGGGGCAGTCGTTGTAAAGGTGATTGCCGCACCAACACTGGAACCGGCGGTAATAGCCGTCTGCGCATAATAGTCCACGCCGTCCACCTGGAACTGGAGTGTAATATTCGTGGCAATCTGTGATTTCGGAATCAGCAGTGCACCGTAGGGGTGTACGCCAATACCCGCCTGGGTCAGAGCCTGGGTCTGGATAAACCTTACGGCATTTGATGCCAGGGTATCAAACGGCTGCACCTCAAGGGTCAGTGTTGTGGCATCCGGACTGACACTCTTTTCCCCGATCTTAACCGTAATGGTATCAGGAAGCTTCACGTCTGCCGCCGGAGCAAAGAACGCCACCGCATTGCTGAACGGGCTGTAGGAAATTGTCTTCTCCACATTCAGGAAATAGTTCCAGTAATTTCCGGATGCTACCTTTGCTTCATCAAAGATGATTGAGTTGTCGTATACCTGGAACCACTCACGGTCAAACACAGCGGCGCGCAGGTTGGCCAGGGTTGCCAGCTCTTCTGCTGTTACCTCTTCGATCATGCTGGAGTTTTCCCGGATCACCTGGAACCGCATGTTGTCAAACGATGCCCAGTCATCCATGAGAAGAAGATGACCCATGAAATCCGTCTTATCCATGTTGAATGCGCTTGACAGCTGGTCCACATCGAACTGGGCGTTGTACATGGAATCCATGAAAATGAACTGGTCATTCCTGGGGGTGCTTGCGTGCACTCCACGCTGGTTATACTCTGTCTTGTTGAAGGTAAGCAGGTTGCTAACGCCCCGGAAGGAAATGGCAGCATCCCTGGTGGTGTCGGCCTTCATCATGACCGGCTTCACCGTTCCGTTGGCAACGCCCTTGATGATAAGGTACTTGAACAGCAGGAACTCGTCATACGTGTTGGCCCGGTATACGCTGTCAATGATTCGTGCCACCATGTCATATACCCCGTCGGCGCTTAAGAATGCCTTGCGCAGGTCATTACGCTGCACGGTAATCGGATACTGGACCTGCCAGTTCATCACGTGGAAAGCTGCCCGCACATCCGGCAGTGTCCTTGCAAATTCACGCTTTGCCGCCTTCTCAACAGAGAACTCACGGACCTGGGCCATCTCGATAAAGATTTCCTCAACGGTCTCGCCGTAATCCAGATACCCTTTTTTAAGTTCCGCATACGGGTTGTTGAAGGTGCTGGACTTCACCAGTACCAGGGCGATGCGGTTCATGAGCTGTGTCAGGAACTGGTTGGCCATGGCCGGATAGCCATACAGTACCGCTCCAACTTTGGGTATGTCATCCAGCTTTGTTACCTCCGGCACCAGGGACTGGTACTCCGTGTTTGCATTCATTCTAATGGTATTAATAATATCCATGGTTGACGCCTGGAGCGTCGATACATCAATTTTAGTCGCCATAATTTATCTCCTCCATGTGCCGGTATCGGTTTTGAACAGAGACTCGTAGTCTCCTACGATAGCGGTCGTGTCAACCCCGGCTTCTGTCAGGGTGTCTGTCGGGTTATTCATTCCAGGTTCTGCAGAGGACGGATTGTAAAACCGCTCCGCATACTTTCTCCTCCAGCTGGCATCGTTCTCCTCATACTTTGTCTTCCAGTCTGTGCTGTCGGCCAGCCTGGTCTCGAAATCTCCGAAGGTGTCCGTCAGGTCCTCGACAAATGCGAGGTCACTGTCAGAGGGTGTCTCCCCCATTCTTTCGCGGAACACATTCAGTAGATCGTCCCGTGTTCTTACAGCCATAGTGCATCTCCTTTCAGAATGTTTCACGTGAAACATTAATAGTGTCTAAGCATCATCCAGAGCGGCATTTTCCGGTTTGATGCTACAACGCCCGGCGTGGGCGGCGTTGGTACGTCCGGTGTGGGGTTCTCCCCATTTAAGTAGTTAAACCAGTACCTGGCCTGGGTCTGTCGGTCTGGCTGGTTTAAGTCCCCAGGCTGCTCAAAGTCATACATAAACATGTAGGCAAGGTATTCAACGGATGCGGTGGAGGACTTGAACCACTCAAACGGCTGGTTGTAATCACCGTGTGGGTTCCACTGCCCCTGGGGAACAGTTTCCTCATCGATCCACTTTAACTGGGCGTCCCCGTCATCAAGTTCATACCCGTTTGCTGTCAGCCAGTCAGTAATCTTTGTCGAGGGCGTCCACTGCACAAGGCCATAACCCAGTTCCGGGTTTACCTGGAGCTTTTGCCAAACCCCCGGATTTATCCAGCTTTCCGTCTGCATATTTCCAAGCAGGGCCGCGATAGCGTTTATGCTCCATCCTTTCGGCTCCAGGTATGCTTTTACCAGCAGCGCATTCTGTCGCATCTGCGCCAGCGTAAGGGCAAAATTTCCTTTTATCCATTTGTCGTCTACAACAGCCCCTCCCCCGTCTGGCCAGTGATAAATTTCCGTCCAGTTAGCGTATGAACCGGGGTTTGCATTTATGGATACCTGGTTTGCCAGGGATGTGTTCGACGTGTGCGCCCCCATGGTTCTTCCTGAACCGGTTCCGCCTTCATACACCATTTCCGTGTGGCCGGATCTCCATAGGATATCACCCGGTTTCCACTCCCCCCGGATATCCACTTTTTCAAAGCCCATATTCGTTAGCCAGGAGCGTTCATATGCGGTGACGATAGCGTTACCGGAATAGGCGAACCCCATGGTTTTCTGGTAGGCATCCAGTATGGGAAAATCTCCGGCCAGCAGCGCATACCAGATAAAGCTGGAGCAGTCATAATAGGTAATTCCATTCACCGTCTTTTCGTTCCGGTACGACTGGGAATAACCTACGTTAGGGGCATTGCAGGTATCGATTGCCCATTTATAGGCCAGGTCTATGTTAGCCGCCATACTCACCAACCCCCACAGCAGCCCAGCACTTTGGGCCGAATATTCCGTCTATTCTTCCGTCATACATTCCGTTCTGCTTGGCCTTGCGCTGGAACTCCAGGACGGCCTGCCTTGTTTTGATGCCGAACTGACCGTCCAGTTCCAGGAACTTTCCGTTTGCGTCCGTCATCCACATGGCGGTTAAGATGGTCTGGCAGACAGCTACATCTGTTCCGGCAGACCCCATATCAAGGGTTTTCATTATTCGTCCTTACCTCCAGGCGTTCCGCCAGCTTGGTTAATGCCAGGGTATTGTTGTTTATTGCTTCGATGGTATTCCTGGTTTCCTCCTGGTGACGCTGGCTGTTCTTCTCATTGGACCAGGCCATATAGCAGCATGCCACTATGGGAAAACCAAGGGAGCCTATTAATCCGCTAATAACGTTTAAGTCCATGTCATCACCTCCCTGGAAGTATTATATCACAGAAACGCCCAGGCGTCAATGTTTCACGTGAAACATCTTGACAGATTATGTTATATTTGTTATACTGTAACTGTAACACAGTGTTCTATATGAGGTATAACATGAGTAACAGCCCCTTTTACGATGGTACAAGCCTGCTTTCCAGAAAGGATCTCCAGGGAAGAACGCCGGAACTGTTTCTTACCTGCGGCAACAGAACAAGTGGCAAAACCACGTGGTTCAGCCGCTTTGTGACAAAAAAATTCCTGGATGGCCAGGGACAGTTCATGGTGGTTTTCCGCTATGAAACGGAAATGGATAATATCGCGCAGGCATTTTTCGGGGAAATATCATGGCTATTTTTCGAGGGTCACACCTTTTCGTCCCAATCAATGATGAAAGGGGCTTACCATAAACTGATGTGTGACAACGAGGTCTGCGGGTATGCTGCAGCACTAAGCACCTGCAATAAATTAAAGAGATACAGTCATTTGTTCGCCGGGGTTAACCGGATGTTTATGGATGAATTCCAGCCTGAAGACGGAAGATATCTGAAAGATGAAGTCGGAAAGCTGTTATCGTTACATACGACTGTTGCCAGGGGCGGTGGCAGGATGGTGCGGTATGTGCCCGTCTATATGGTGTCCAATGCCGTTACTATGCTTAACCCCTATTACAATGTGCTTGATATTGCGTCAAGACTTGATACGAAAACAAAATTCCTGCGGGGGAATGGGTTTGTCCTGGAACAGAACTACAATGAAAACGCTGCTGCAGCCCAGAAGCAGTCGCTGTTTAACCAGGCATTTTCAAAATCACACTATACAGATTATGCGTCCCAGAACGTGTATCTGCACGATGATGCTGTGTTTATAGAACGTATCACAGAGGACTGTGACTACTACGCAACGATCGCATATGATAAGAAAATGTACGGGCTAAGACGGACGGAATCCGGGCTTATGTACTGCTCAGACCGCCCGGATCCTAAATTCCCGTTTATTATATCGGTCACTCTGGGTGACCACGGAACCGGAAGGGTGCTCTGTCAGAAGAACAGCTTTATCCTTCCAGACCTTAAATGGTATTTTAACCAGGGTCTGTTCCGGTTCCGGAATCTTGAATGTAAGCAGGCGGTTATTAAGATGCTATCCATAACCAGCTAGCCTACTTTGTGGCGATTAACACAATAAGCAGTGTTAAGACCCAGAAAAATACAAGGGTTGCCGGGGACATTCCTGCTATGACTGCCATGGTAAAACCTCCCTTCCTGTTATTTTTTGATATCGCCTGGGGTGTACGCTGGTATGTGGCCCTGGAAACCACAGCTGAAATGATGCTGCCTATGGACCTTTGCCGGGTGGTACCCGTGCTCCAGCGTCCCCCAGTAACGATATATTCACTCCATCTTGCTGTCCTCTGTTTTCAATACTCCCTTATCGTATTTGTATTTAACGATCTCAGGAGTGTCAGCAGATATATCGCCGTACATCCAGTAAGTACTCCATCTCCTTAAAGCTTTCAATCTCAATGGCTGTTCTTACTCTCATAATACACCCCTTAACTCACACTCTTTTACCAGGGCTTCCGGGGTTTCTGCTACAATGCCGGATACGCACCAGGCTGGTTCATCCCTAAGGCATACTCCAAGGTAAAAGCAGTTCTCACACCCCTCCATACACATGATATTGCG